ACAAATGACGTACCAAGTTAAAAATTAAAATTATGAGAAAATACGCAATATGTGACATAGAATTATTAGACGAAGTAGATGCTGAGGGTAACTTAGTATTTGATTTTAGTGAAGTCTTAGAGTCTAGTAGAGAAACTATAAGAACATCAAATGATGGTTTATTATTTATAGCTAAGTGGGAAGGTGATACGCCTGTCTTTCTAAATGACGTAGATACTTACACACACGCAGAAATATTAGAAGAACTAAAAGGTTCTAATTGGACTAGCAACGAAGAATAATGAAACCATTATCAGAAGATACATCAGTAAGTATAAATGTCAAAATGATTGGCTTTATGATAGTGATAGTAACTTCTGTTGTAGGTGGATGGTTTAACTTAAAAGCAGAAATTAAAGAAGCTAAGAAACTGCCAGAGCCAATAATGACTGAACAAGAGTTTATGTTAAGAGAACAACTACTGCAACAAGCTATATTCAAAACCCAAGAAGATATAGCAAAGATTGAAAAGTCTATACAAAGAATCGAGAAAAAATTACGATGAGTTTTATTACAAAGTTATTTAGTAGTGGCACTAAAGATTTAGTTGCTGAGGTAGGAGAAGTAATTGATGATTTACATACATCAGAAGAAGAAAAGGTAAATGCAAAAAGATTGACTGGTCAAATGATTTATGATTTTGAGAAGTCAATACAGAAAGAAGTTACAGAAAGATGGCGTGAAGATATGAGAAGTGACAGTTGGTTGTCAAAAAACATAAGACCACTTACACTAATATTTCTTGTTGCCTGTACTTTATTATTAATATTTATTGACTCAGGCGTTTTAGAATTTGAAGTAAAAGAACACTGGGTAGATTTATTGCAAATAATATTAATTACTGTCATAGGTGCGTACTTTGGTGGTAGGTCATACGAAAAAATAAAAAACAAAAAGTAATGGCTAGAAAAAATATATTTGTTTTTTTAGAAACTCCTAAAAGAAAAAATAAAGGTGTACACGCAAAAAGCAAAACATCAAAAAATAAAGGAGCAAAAAATTACAAGAAGCCATACAAAGGTCAAGGTAAATAATGAAACTAAAATATTTTAAGAAGAAAGAATTTAAATGTCCTTGCTGTGGAGAGAGTAAGATGCATCCTGAATTTTTAAAAGCACTTGACTTAGCAAGAGGGTTTTCTCGCACACCCTATAAATTAACATCTGGTTATAGATGTCAAAAACATAACGACTCATTACCTAATTCAAAACCAAACAGCAGTCATATTGATGGCATAGCAGTTGACATTTCTTGTACTGACAGCAGAAGCAGAGCTTTGATTATTGGTGGTTTGGTAGAAGCTGGATTTACTAGAATCGGTATAGCTAGTACATTTTTGCATTGTGATTTAGCAGACCAATTAGGTGAAAAAAACACCAAAGACGAGATTGTCTTTTGGCTGTACTAAGTTTAACTAAAATTTTATAAATATGGACAACATCTTTAATTTAATCGGAAACTTTGTAGGTAAACTATCTACATTATTATTAAGCATTTTATCTCTTGGCATTATTGCTGAGGTATTATTTGGTACACCTGCTTTTGGTTTATCAGTTATAGGTAATGTGATGGCTATTATCTCTTTGTTTGGGTCAAATGGAGTAGTAGGAATTATAAGTTTAGTGGTGTTATATCACTTATTGAGCAAAAATTAATATATTTGTAAGTTCTTACTAATCTAGTAAGAATTTGTTTTTGTTTAGTTTTAAAGAGTCAGTTGTTAAGAAACTTCTGGCTCTTTGCTATTTATGGTAATTTGTTTGGTTATATTTGATAAAACCAAAGCACATGACAGAAAAACTAAAAGGTAAAAGACTTAGGTTGTCAGCAGAGGAAGTAGAATTAATATACGAGTTTAGAGGTAAAGACCTTGACAATATCAATAGCAACTCAGCTCTTGATTTACATTTATTAGAAAGAGGTATTGATAAAAAAGACGTAGTGTCTGTCAAACATTGGCAGAACATGAAAGGAGAGCTAAGATTCTCTATTGTCACCAAAGAAGATATAGGTATTGATGATAAAAGTATATTTAACAAAGTAAATGAACTTGTTACTACGCATTCACCTAAGTATAAAAAAATAAAAAGAAAAAAAGGTAATCACCTTCTTGTTATAAATCCTGCAGATATACACATTGGTAAATATGCAGATGCTCTTGAAACTGCTGACCCTTATGACATTGAAACTGCTGTAAGTAGAGTTACAGAAGGTGTAGAAGGTATTATACAAAAGGCACAAGGGTTTGATATAGAAAAGATTTTATTTTGCATAGGAAACGATGTATTGCACATTGACAACGTATATAATACAACGACTAAAGGTACAAGACAAGATGTTGACGGTAAGTGGTGGATGCATTATGAGGTAGCATTGAGTCTGTATGTAAGTTGTGTAGAAATGTTAAGAATGGTAGCACCAGTTGATTGTATACATTCTATGAGTAATCACGACTATCAAAGTGGTTATCATCTAGCTAAATCTTTACAATCTTGGTTCAGAGAAACAGATGATGTTGATGTTGACGCAAATCCAAATCACCGAAAATATTATAAATATGGCTCTAATCTTATTGGACTAGAGCATGGTGATGGTGCTAAGATGGATAGACTACCATTACTAATGGCACAAGAGAATCCTATTGAATGGTCAGAAACAAAATACAGATATTGGTATTTACATCACTTACATCACAAAGTAAAACATAAATGGTTAGATGCAAAGGATTATATTGGTGTCACTGTAGAGTATCTTAGAAGTCCATCAGGTTCAGATAGTTGGCATAATAGAAAAGGTTTTGTTGGTGTCCCAAAGGCAGTAGAAGGTTTTGTACATGAGAGAGAAACAGGACAGGTAGCAAGGTTAGTTCATTATTTTTAGTTTTTATAGTGTATATAAAAAAAAGTTATATATTTGCACTAATTAATACTAAACAATATGACAATGACAAATTTATTTACAAACGAAAAACAAACAACAATGAGTAGAAGAAACTACAAACCAGAAGATAAAGTAGAGGTTAAAGAAACAAGAGCCGAAACTTTAAACAGATTATATAAAGAAAATAATCTAACAGCAGAGGATGTCTATAAAGACACTAGAGGATTTGCGATTATTACAAGAACAGGAATCGACAAGATTGTTTCTAAGCAAAACATAACAGTAGCTTATGAACCAGTTATTATGGAGAAAGACTGGGTTGTTTTAAAAGCAATAGCTAGTATGAAAGAAGGTAAGACAGGTATAAGAAGTATGATGAGTTTTGGAGAAGCATCTGACACTAATCTTATGGGAGGTGGTAAGAAGTTTCCTGTAGCTATGGCAGAGAAAAGAGCAATGTCAAGAGTTGTTCTTAAGATTGCAGGATTCTACGAGCAGGGTGTGTTTGGACAAGATGAGATAGTAGATTAAATGAATGAGGATGACTTTATAGACTCTTTGTTTGATGGTAAACCTGCAAAGGCAACAGAACAACAATTACAAATAATTGAAACTTTGTTACCATACACAACATTAGATTTACAAATGCGTTCAGAAGTAATAAATAATTTAGAAAACATGACTGAGATAGAAGCTGAGTCATTGTTGCAGTTTATTGACGAACATAGAGTCTATTTAGACCCTCAAGATGAATATAAAAAACTTAAAGACAATGGGGCATTTGACAGTTAACATATATAGAACAATGGCAAAAGGTTTTGTTTACATGGTCTGGAATGGAGAGCATTTTATTGGAGAGATTGATAATCATAATTTACAAACTCTGTTGACCAAAGATGATTATGATAAAGTAAAAAACAATACTAAAACAAAATTTTTGTTGGATATAGATAAATTACAACAATATGTCAAGCCACCTAAATATAAATACTAAAAATAAAACTATGACAAAAAAATATGATTTACATAAAATAAGAGAAGCAAGAAATGAATTTGAAGCAATGCTTAGAATAAAAGGAATATCTGCTAGAACTTTTGCGAAACTGCTAGGTGTTGCAGAAATCACGAGTGCAAAATATATTAATGACCCTACATTACTGAGATACAGACACATGGATAGTATTGCAATATATTGTAATATGTCTGTAAAAGATATTGTAGATTTGATTGAATATGATTTAGTTACTGATGGTACAGAAAGATTTGATTGATTATTTTATTTTAGAAATAAAACAAAAACAAAAAATGCAAAATTTATATAAAGGTAATGTAAGAAACATGGACACATATTTTAAACCAAGTTCTCATATAGAAGAAACAAATATGACGATAGGTTTTACTACACCTTTTTATAATACAATGGCAGATAGATTAGCAAACCATAAAAACAATACAAATGAATAAAGAAAAAAACTACATAGCTAGTAGTATAAAAAAAGTTACAACACAATACGGAGATTTGTTTAATGCAAACATAAAATTAGACGACCTAAAAAAAATAGAAAAAAAAGGTTGGGTAAGTATAACTATAGCAGAACGCAGACAGCCATCAGAAAAAGGTGCTACGCATTATGCATATGAAAACACTTATGAACCGAAAGACCCTGTTGAAAAATTAGTACAAGACAATCAAGATGACCTTCCATTCTAAACCATCTTACTATTCTATATTACCTGCTGAGGTAAGGTACGACACAAACCTTACTGCTAATGCTAAATTATTGTATAGTGAGATTACTGCACTTACAAATGCTACTGGATATTGTTATGCAACTAATGGTTACTTTGCCAGTTTATATGGCAAGTCAAAGGTTACCATATCTAAGTGGATTAGAGAACTTGCAGAAAATAATTACATACAAATAGAATTTACATACAGAGAGGGTACTAAAGAAATAGATAATAGGTATATAACAATTCTTAAAGGGGGTATTAAAGAAAAGTTAAATACCCTCTTAAAGAAAACTTTAAAGAATAATAATACAAGTAATAATACTACAAGTATAATAAAAGAAAAAATATATAAAAAAGAAAAATTTATTAAGCCATCAATAGAGGAAATACAAGCATATTGTATTGAAAGAAAAAATAATATTGACGCAGAAAATTTCTTTGCATTTTACGAAGCAAGGGGTTGGATGATTGGTAAAAACAAAATGAAGAATTGGAAGATGTGTATGATTACTTGGGAGAAAAACAACAAAACAAATACAAGTATGTCAAAGATTGACATTCAGCTTAATGAATATAACAAAGGCAAACAATTATTATGAAAGAAAAATTATATGACATCATCGCAAGAACATCAATAGAATTAGGACATAAGACTGATGGTAAAACATTGGCAGTTTTGACTAAAACTTTTGCGTTTGATTTAGAAACTGATAAAAGATTTAGAAGATTGACAATAGAAGATGTTGACACTGCATTTAGGTTAGGTGTAAGACTAGACACAAAGGATAGTTTTCTTAACATAAGAACATTTTACAGGTGGTGCTTAACACATAAACAGAGGTTACAAGACGCTTATTATGAAGTACATACATTAGGTGCAGACCCTAACAAAGTACCATATTATAAGAAAAATTTATTAACTTTATAAAATTAAATTTAAGTATGTTGATGATGTTTTTATTACTTCTTGGTATTGGTTTTTTAACTATAGTTGGTATATGTATGGTAGAAATACTGATACAAAAAGATGAAAATGAAAAGTTAGCAGAGAATATAGATAAAATAGAACCTAAGCACAAAACAATTACAGGTGCTTTATATAGAGAAAGAAAAGATGACAAAAAAAATACCTGATTACTACATAGGTAAATATCATAAATATGAAGCTAGAAAAGTCATAGAAGATTTTGACTTGTCATATAATTTAGGCACAGCAACAAGTTACATACTACGATGCTCTCGTAAGCATGATAGCCCAGTAGATTGTATTAGAAAAGCCATAGCACACTTAGAATTTGAATTAGATAAATTAGAATTTACACATGAGCAAGATTGGAAAAATAAAAACATCTGAAAGAAAAGACCATAGAGGTGGGGGTTACAGCAGAAGGAAGTTTTCTGACAGTGAAGCTAAACTTATAAGAAAAGAATATGAGGAGGGGGTAGGGGGGTCTGTTACACAAATGGCAAAGAAATATAAAGTTTCTCAACCACTTATGTATCAGTTACTTAATTATGTAACCTATAATGAATAAAGAAGCTAGAGTTCAGTCAGCGTTTTGCGACTACTTAAAACTAGCTTATCCCAAAGTAAGATACTGTGCAAGTCTTGGTGGTATTAGAACATCAATGAAACAAGCAATACTAGCGAAGCGTACTGGTTATGTAAAAGGTTTCCCAGATTTACAAATACTAAAAGTAAATAAAAAATATGCAGGTTGCTTTTTAGAAATTAAAGCAGATAAAAAATCTTACCCAACTAAAGAACAAAAAGAGTGGGTAGCATTTTTAAATGATGAAGGTTACTTTGCAAAAGTAGTTAAAGGTTTGGATGAGTGCATTGAAACTGCTGAATGGTATTTGAAACTGCCCTGAAACTGCTGTGAAACTGCTGGACATTTTCTAAGGGTGGAGTACGGAGCCTGATAAATTCTGTAAGTCTCCTACCACTCTTTTAAATTGTTCATAACTTTTTTTATCATTTATATAAGTTTGTTTAGTATTTATTTATTATATTTGCATATAACTTAAAATAAAAAACAAATAAAATTATGAAAACAAAAACAATTTTAGAAGTGTATAATGATTATGATTTAAATCTTTCATATGAAGATTATAAAGAAAATATAAATAATCTTGCAAGTGAATTGGATATAATTATATTTAACCAAAACGATAAGTTTGAAAATATTATTTCTGATTTGCAAAAAACAAAATATTGTACAAATCATAAAGATAGTTATAAGAATAGCATAACTATTGATTGCGTTGGATATTCTCAAGGTGATTGGGATACATATACGATATATTATAATGATATGACAAATGACTTAAAATACCTTTGTAAATTATTAAAAAGGTTATTTACTCATAAAAATGATTATTTAATAAAAGAAATAGAATCGTTAGATTCAGGTCATTCAAAAGTCATTAATACTCATTCTATAATGATAAATTATATAGAGTTTCCTACTAACAAAGATATTACAGAAACAATAAAACATTATGGTATAGGTGATTAT